GCTATCGCGTCTACGGCCTGGGCGAATGGGGCGAACTGGGCGGCCTGATCCTGACGAACTTCGAAGTCCACGACTTCCCGACCAGTCGGGACTGTTTCGACGGCTTCTATTACGGCCAGGACTTCGGCTTCAACCATGCCGACGCCCTTCTGGGGATCGGCTGGAAGGACGGCGAAATCTATGTCTGTTCGGAACTGTATGTCTTTGAGAAGGACACAGAAGAAATTATCAGCCTGGCCCGACAGGCGAAGGTCGATCCCCGCGTGGAAATGTTCTGTGACTCCGCAGAGCCGGACCGGATCAGAACGTGGCAGAAGGCCGGCTTCCGGGCTTATCCGGTGAAGAAGGAGCCGGGAAGCGTAAAGGCCCAGATCGACTTCCTGAAAGGTCGAAAGATACACATACACCCTTCCTGCGTGAACGTCCTGAAAGAAGTTCAACAGTGGAAGTGGAAAAAGGACCCAACCACGGGCCTTTATATCGACGAACCTGTGGAGTTCATGGACGACGCTATGGCGGCCCTTCGCTATGGCGTGGAGCGTCCGCGACGCGGTTCGTCCATCGAAGTTTTGAAGTGAGGTGGAGGAAATGGAACTGTCTGTCATGGACCGGATCAACATGATCCTGTCGGACCCTGAAAAAGCAACTATGACCCTGGCCCAGATTGTCAGCGAAGAAATACGGGAGTTCAAGAGGTCCCCCCAGTATCAGATCATGGTGGAAGCCGAAGCATATTACAGGAACAGGTCTTCCGTCCAGAAGAAGACGGTCGACGTCGCCAATCGGTCGAACACAAAGATCGAACGGCCAATCCTGAAAAAGCTGGTGGACCAGAAAGCGAACTATCTTCTGTCGAAGCCCTGGACCGTGGACACTGAAAACGGAGCCTATGGCGACGCCCTGAACGCCGTCTTCGACCAGACCTTCCGCCGGAAGATCAAGAGCCTGGGGAAAGGCGCGGTCAAGTCCGGGATCGCCTGGCTTCAACCCTATTTTGAGGACGGGAAACTGGCCTTCATGCGCGTCCCTTCGACAGAGGTCGTCCCCCTGTGGCGGGACTCCGAACGAACGAAGCTGGACGCCTTCATTCGCTTCTATGACCAGATTATCTACATCGGGACCAGGAAGCACATGATCACACACGCCGAATTTTGGTGGACCGGTGGCGTGAAGTATTTCAAGACGGACGCCTTCGCGGGGACCGGGGCCGGCGACTTCTACGTCGACAAAGACCACGGGACCGAGGAAAACGACTGGACAGAACCACACTTCACCGTCGGCGAAAAGGCGTACAACTGGGACGAAGTTCCGATCGCCTGGCTGAAATACAACGAAGAAGAACTTCCCCTCTGCTACTTCGTGAAGGACCTGATCGACGACATCAACTGGCAGAACAGCGTAACGGCCGACGTCCTTCGGGACGTGGCGAAGTTCATCTATATTCTTCGGAACTATGGCGGGGCCGACCTGGCGGAGTTCTTGAAGGACCTAAAGGAACACATGGCGATCAAGGTCACTTCCGACGGCGGCGTGGACAAATTACAGGCAGACCTGAACATCGACGCCGTCATGTCCTTCCTGGACAATGAGCGGCGCGACATATACGACTTCGCGGCGGCTGTGGACACGAAGGACCCGGAACTGGGGAACGCCAGCGGTTCTGCAATCAATTTCCGATATATGGACCTGGACGCCGACTGTGACTCCCTGGGGACCGAACTGAAAGACACCTTCCACCGGCTGAAACTGTTCATTGACGTCTATTTCCAGATCACCGGCCAGGGGGACTTCACCGGGGACGACTTTGACATCGTCTTCAATATGGACCTTCCTGTCAACGAAACGGACATCATCAACAACGCCCGGAACAGTGACGGCCTGATCTCCAAGCGGACGATCCTTCAAAATCACCCCTGGGTCACTGACGTCGACGAAGAACTGGACCGCATGGACGCCGAAAAGAAGGCCGCTATGGCCGAGTTTGGGGCCGGCCTATTCGACGATACCCTGGGAGCCGGAAACGGCCCACAGACGGCCCAGGAGGGCCAGGAAGGGGCCGCTGGAAAGGCTGGTGGCCTGAATGGCGAGGAATAAGGAATACTGGATCGAACGCGCCCTACAACGGGAGAATGAAGCCTACCTTCGCGGGGTAAACCTGACGGCGAAAATGTTCAAGGAATATGAGCGCGCCGCCCAGGCGATCCGCCGGGAGATCGGCGACTTCTATTCCCGTTATGCGGGGAAGTATGGCCTGACCTATGACCAGGCCGTCCGCCTTCTGACGCGAAAGGAGTTCCAGGAGTGGAAGGCGACCCTGGGCGAATACGTCGCCCGGATCGCTTCGGAGCCTGACCCGCGCGTCAAGGCCCTTCTGACTGCCCAACTGGACGCCCTGTCCACAAACAGTCGTATTTCCCGCCTGGAAGCCCTTCTGGGCCAGATCGACCTGAAACTGAATGACCTGTGGGAAACCGGCGTGACACAAATGAAGGCGGAGTTCGGCGACACCTTCCAGGAAGGCTACTACAAGAAGATTTATGACATACAGTCCCGCGTCGGTTTTATCCATGAGTTCGCGAAGCTGGACGAAAGCGTCGTGGAAAGTGTTCTGTCCTATCCCTGGTCCGGGGCTATGTTCTCCGACCGGCTATGGCAGAACAAACAGGCCCTTCTGTTCCATGTTCGGGAGATTATCACACAAGGCGTCATGCAAGGAAAGAGCATAGCGACCATGTCGAAGGACCTGTCGGCCAAAATGGGCCAGTCCTACAAGGCCGCCGAACGTCTGATCCGGACGGAAACGACCTATTTCCACAGTGAAGCGGACAAGGCCGCCTATGACGCGGCCGGCGTGGAAGAATACGAATATGTAGCGACCCTGGACAGCCGGACCTGTGAAACGTGCGCGGCCCTGGACGGGAAGCACTTCAAGGTGAAGGACGCCCAGGCCGGCGTGAATTATCCGCCCATGCACCCGAACGACCGTTGTACTACGGTCGAATATGACCCGGACGACGCCCTGGACTGGTACAATTCCGGTAAACCCATGCCGAAGGATATGACATACGAAGAATGGTATGATCAGCAAGTGGCCGAACATGGTCCCGGCTATGTTGAAACAGAACGCCAGAAGTCGTATAATATAAAGGCAGACGCGGAGCAGTTCGCCCGGTATGCTGACCGCCTGGGAGCCGACGCCCCGGCCGATCTTGACGCCTTCCAGGAAATGAAGTACAGGGACCCGACCGCATGGGCCGACTTGAAGTCCTTCTATTCCTACAAGGGGCGCGTTCCGGAAGCCGCCAGGGACGACTTCACCCTATACAAGAAGATCAGGGACACCGGCATTTATGGGACCGTCAGAGTTCCGCCGGAGCCTGTCGACGCGGCGTCGCTGTGGTTGAACGCCGAACACGTCGCGGATCACGGCCACAGCGCAACCGAAGCGGAAGCGCGGTCGTTCATCGAAAGCGCGATCTTCTCCCTAAAGCGGAAACACTGGACCGGAATGACCTTTACGAACTACTATTCCGCAGACGGCGCGGCCTATGTGCTGAACGCCGACAACGAAATCAGAACCGCCTTCAAACGGGACCAGTTTAAGGGAGCCGTGAAGGACGTTATGGAGGTGATCGAGAATGGAAAATAAGAAGTGCCACTGTCCGATCGTGGACAGGGAGATCGACGCTATGGACTGTTTCGACGCCGCCCTGGTCTTCGAAGAACTGTCCCCCCTGTCCGAACTGCCTGACTATATGAAGTTCACGGATCGGAACCAGGAAGTTTGTTTGAAGTGCCAATACCACCCCGAATAAAGGAACGTCGCCGCAAGGCGGCGTTTTTTTATACCTGTTGATCAAGGCGTTTCCCTTCGCGGGGAAGCGTCTTTTTCATACCCAAAACAGCCGCACCCGCCCGGCGAACCGGCGGGACCGCAAAGCGTGTGGAAGTCACGATAAAGACAGCGGGGAAAGGAGCAAACCATGATCACAGAGAGCGTCAAAACCATTCTGGGGGCAGACCTGACAAGCCAGGTCGAAGCGGCCTTGAAGGGTAAGGGCAAGGACGGAAAGGACGTGGACCTGGTCGTCGGAAACGACGGAACCTTCGTCCCGGCCGAAAAATTCAATGGGGCCAACAGCGGCAAGAACAGCGCGGGAAACGCCCTGAAAGCCGCCGCCGAAGCCCTGAAAGCGATCGGCGGGTCTGGCGACCCGGCGAAGATCGCGGACGACGTCAAGACCGCCCAGGCCACGATCGAAACCCTTCGGACTGACCACCAGAAAGAGATCGCGAAAATCCAGAAGAACACGGCCCTTCGAATGGCCCTGGCAGACAAGGCCCACGACCCCGCCGACATTATTTCCCTTCTGGACCTTGACAAGATCGAGGTGGACGACGCCGGCGCGCTGAAAACGGACCTGGACGGCCTTCTGAAACCCTTGAAGGAGTCGAAGGCGTACCTGTTCAAGTCCCAGGAGCCGGCGAAGAACCCCGACATCAAGGGCGCGAAACCCGCCGACCCCGGCGCGCGTCAGGAGCCGACCGCAAAGGCCGACGGTCCTGTCGTGATCTAACCCACAAACCCACAACAAAACGAAAGGAATGATTTTCAATGGCAAGAACCAAAGCTATCAGCCTGATCCAGAACGGGGCTACGAAGGTCGAACTGGCCGAACTGTCCGGCCTGGTGATCGCCAACATTCAGAAGGAAACCCTGTCTTCCGGCTTGAAGTCCCAGTCCTACACCGGAAACCCCGCGTCCGGTTCCGTGGAGTATAAGCGGTTCAAGAACAGCGCGTCCCAGGCATACGGAACCGCCAGAACCGCCGGCAAGGGAACCGCGCTGACCGTTCCCCCGACTACCGTCAACCTGGACACCCACCGCGAGATCGTGGAGGAAGCCGCGAAGTTCGACCTGGACACCTTCGGCGTCGGTAACATCATGGCGCGCCGCGCTGACAACCACGTCGACACCGTGGCGGCCGAACTGGACGCCGCCTTCTTCACCTGTGCGGCCACGGAGGGAACCGCCTTCACCACCACCGAAACCGACATCGAAGCCCAGGTGGAAGCCCTGATCCAGACCCTTGAAACCGTGAAGAACGACTACGTTCGCGGTGTTCCCCGGAACCTGATCCGCCTGGTTCTGGACCCCACTTATTACGGCAAGATCAGAACCTACCTGGACAAGAACACCCACAACGCCAACGTGGACACCGCCGCCGAGGACTTCGCCCTGTTCCACGGCGTCCGTGTTTATTCTTCCATCAACCTTCCTGTGAAGGCTGACACCCCTTCCGCCGGCAAGACGACCACCTATCACATGATCGCCATGATCGAAGGCGCGATCGCACAGCCGGCGGTGATCTATCCCTACGGGGAGCCGGAGAAGATCCCCCTGTCCAATGACTACGGCGTGTCTATGTTCTTCGACTACGGCACGAAGGCCCTGACCCCTGACCTGATCTTCACCTACTCCACCGAAGCGACTGACGGCTAACGGTGGGCGGCGCGAAGAAAGGAGGAAGCCCATATGAAGTTTATCAACAGACGAACCGGCGTGATCCTGGAACCCAGAAGCCCTATTGTCGAAGACCAGCTTCACAAGAGCGCGGAATATACCCCCTACGACGCCCAGAAGGCCGAAGACGGGGCGGAAAAGTCCCTGGCTAAGATGAACAAGGCCGAACTTCTGGAAGCCGCCCAGGCGGCCGGAATTGATGTCCCCGACGACGCCACGAAGGCCCAGATCATTGACCTGATCCAGGGCAAGGAGTAAGCCGGGGGCCGCTGAAAGGAGGCGGAAACGTGCTTCAACAGATTTTATCTTCCCTGGACGGCCTGACACCCCTTGAACAGAAGGAAGTCCTTCGCGTCCTTATGTCGAAGGAAGGCCGGCTGGAAAAGGTCAAGGCCCTTCTGGGGATCACCGGGACAGACCAGGACGAACTTCTTAAATTCGTCATTCAAACGGTGGAAGACCTGGTCCTGTCCTACATCAACCAGGACACGCTTCCCGCCCCGCTGGAAAACGCCCTGGTCGTCATGTGCGTCAGCTATTACAAGGCCGCCGGCCTGGGGACCACCCAGGCGGCCGTCGGTCCGGTCGCGTCCGTGAAGCGCGGGGACGTTCAGACGTCCTTCGCCAATGCTTCCGGCGCGTCTGGCTCGGCGTCGACCTTCAACCTGGGCGCGGACGGCCAGGACTTCTTCGGCTGGCGGACGGTCCTGAACGAATACCGGAAGTTAAGGTGGTGATCGTATGTTCGGAAACCCCGCCGCAGAGCGTGCGGCAATCGAAATGACCTACGAAGACACCGCCACGATCAGCCGGACCGAACCCGTGACGGGGGCGAACCACATCACGAAGGCCGTTCCCGTTGTGAAATATTCTGAAATCATTTGCGCGCTGTCGTATTCAGGAAGCGACAAGAGTCAGCAGACGGACGCACAGAATGAAGTCGACTATGACGCCGTTCTGTTCGCTTCCCCTGACCTTCTGGTCCTTCCTGGCGACCGCGTTTCCCTGAAACGGTTCGGCCGTATGGACCCGACCAGTCAGCGTCTTTTGACGTTCGAGGTCGTGGGACGCCCGGACGTGTATGCGACTCACCAGGAAATCCGCGTGAAGGACGGTGATCTGGCGTGACCCTGAATAATTTCACCGAAGCGATCGCGGCGAAGCTGTCGGCCCTGTGGCCGGACCGGAAGGTCTATGTCGACGAAATCCCAAAGGACGCCGACGGCCAGTTCTTCGTCGGGATCATAGAGTCGGAGCAGGAAAAGCACCTGGACCGCCGCTGGAAACGGTCGATCCAGTTTGAAGTCCTGTATTTCCTGAAATCGAAGGAGAACATGGAGTTTAACGCCTGGGCCGAAGCCATGTATGACCAGTTTGAAACGCTGACCGTACAGGAAACGGAGCAGAAGACCCGGACGATCCGGCTGACCGGACAGAAGGCAAAGTCGAACAAGAACGCCCGTGTCTATCAATTCACCTTCGACGCGGACTTCTTCTTCGTGCTGACGTCGCCGGAAATCCCCTTCATGGAAACCCTGGACCAAACGGAGGAAGTGAAGTAATGGCAACAGCAAAGAAAGCGGCGACCGCCGCAAAGAAGGCCCCGGCCGTTGACCAGGCGGCCCCGACCTTCACGAAGGAACAACTGGTCAAAGCGAAAACCCTGAACCTTCCCAGGGACGCCGTCGCGGCCGTCCTGGAAGACGGGAAGGTCTACACAAAGGACCAGGCCGTCCGCCTGGTCACTGATTTTCTGGAAAGGAAGGTGTAAGTCATGCCTATCGGTGGCGGAACTTTTACCGTTCAAAACAAAATCCTTCCCGGCGCGTATATCAACTTCGTCAGCCTGGGAAGCGTCGTCAAAATGGGGACGCGCGGCGTCGCGGCCCTTCCCCTGGAACTGAACTGGGGACCTGAAAACAAGGTCTTTTCCATCTATGCAGAGGACTTCAACAAGACCGCCCTAAACGTCTTCGGCTATGATCCCACGGCGGCCGACGTTCTTCTGGTCCGCGAAGCCTTGAAGCGTTCCAGAACCCTTCTGATCTATCGCGTCAATTCCGGCGGTACGAAGGCGACCGCGACCGTCGGCGGAATGGCCGTCACGGCGGCCTATGGCGGAACACGCGGAAACGCGATCAGCGTCGCGATCCTGACCAACGCCGACGACGCGGCCAACGTCGACGTCGTGACCTACCTTGACGGAATGGTCATGGACACCCAGACCGTCGCCAAGACCAGCGGATCGGCCAATCTGAAAGCGAACGACTTTGTCACCTTCGGGACGGCGGCTTCCCTGGAAGCGGCTGTGGCGACTCCGTTGACCGGCGGCACGAATGGAACCGTCAACGGAACCGCCCACACAGCGGCCCTGAACGGCTTCGAAGTGGAGTCCTTCAACGTGATCGGCTACCCTGGCGACGACGACACGATCAAGGCCCTGTATGCGACCTTCGTCAAGCGGCTTCGCGACGATGAGGGAAAGAAGATCGTCGGCGTCCTGTACGACTACAAGGGCGACAATATCGGCCTGATCAACGTGAAGAACGGCGTCATTCTCAACGACGGAACCACTGTTCCCGGCGAAAAGGCCGTGGCGTGGGTCACTGGCGCGTCCGCCGGCGCGGAGATCAACGAAAGTCTGACGAATACCGCCTACGACGACGCTGTGGACGTGGACATCAAATATACGAAGTCCCAGTTCGAAGCGGCGATCCAGGCCGGCGAGTTCGTTTTCTATGCCGACTACGGAACCGCGCGCGTCCTGACCGACATTAACAGCCTAACCAGCTTCGGCGGCGGCGTGACCGAGGACTGGACGTCGAACCGCGTGATCCGCGTCCTGGACGGCTGGGCGAACGACGTCGCCCGTATCTTCGGCGACTCCTATATCGGCAAAGTCACCAACAGCGACACCGGCCGCCAGCTTTTCAAGGCCGACCTTGTGTCCCTGGCCTTACAGTATCAGGCCATCGACGCGATCAGCGACTTCGTGTCCGAGGACATCACCATTCAGCAGGGCAATGGGAAACGCGACGTCGCCGTCGACTCCGCCCTGAAACCGAACGACAGCATGGAAAAGCTGTATATGACGACCGTCGTCAACTAACGGAAGGAGTGTGAACCGAAATGAAAACCCTGAACGCGCCTGACGCCATTTCCGGCAAGGAGGGCCGCGCCTACGCGAAGATCGACGGGAACAACGAAGAACTGTTCTTCGCGAAGACTGTCGAAGCCAATGTGGAGAAATCCAAGTCGGAGATCAAGGCCATCGGAAAGCGCATGACCGGACACAAGACCACCGGGGCCAGCGGTAGCGGGTCCATGACCCTTTACTATCTGACGCCCCTGTTCCGGAACATGGTGAAGACCTGGAAGGAAACCGGCCAGGACATCTACTTCGACATGGTGGTCGAGAACGACGACCAGGAGTCGTCCGCCGGGAAACAGTCGACCCTTTTGATCGGCTGTAACCTGGACAGCGTCGTTCTGGCAAAGCTGGACGGCGACAGCGACGACGCCCTGGACGAAGACGTGGACTTCACCTTCGAGGACTTCGACATTCTGACCCCCTTCACCCAGTTCTGATTTTGAAAGAGAGGTAAAAAACAATGGGTAAACTGCAAGAGTTTCTTATGGAAGCGGAGATCGGCACCACCCAGACGGAAGTGACGATCGCACCCTTCCCCCACCCCTTCGTGATCCGTTCTATCACAGAAGCCGAGAACAAGGCCATTCGGAAGACCTGTCAGAAGATCAGCTTCGACAAGAAGACCCGTCAGAAGCAGATCGACACGGACACCGACCTTTATAACGCCCGACTGGTGGCGGCCTGTTGCGTCGACCCCAACTTCAAGGACGCCGACTTCCAGGCGAAGAAGGGCGTCCGGGGCGCGGAAGACCTGATCAACGTGATCCTGAACCCCGGCCAGTACACCGATCTTCTTCTGGCCGTCCAGGAGATCAACGGCTTCACGGACGACGTGAACGATCTGAGGGACGAAGCAAAAAACTAATCACGGGGGGCGATAATGAAGCAGACGCCGACGGCGAGTCGGTCTATGCTCATTACGCCCTCCACCGGCTGAAAATCCTTCCAGGACAACTTCTGGCCCTTCCCAGACGGGAACGGGCCTTCATCTATGCTTCCATAGACCTTCAAATCGAAAAGGAGAAGAAGGAAGCGAAGAAGGCTGGACGAAGGAAGGGAAAGAAGGGCAGGTGATAACGTGGCCGGCGTATCTACACAATTTTCGATCCAGGACCGCATGACGGCGCGCCTGAACACCATGACAAACGCGGCCCAACGCTTGAACCGTACCCTGGACGCGACCGACAACCTGACCGACACGATCGACCCCGGCGCACCCTTCGAGCGAAGCGCGGCCGACATCGGGGCGGCCAGTCGTCAGGTCGATAACTTCAACAATCGCCAGGAACAGGCGGAGCGTGGGGCGAAGAAGGTGAAGTCCGTCTGGTCGAGCCTGGGCGGCGTCATAAAGTCCGCAATCGCGGCGTTCAGCGCGAAACAGGTGATCGAACTGGCGGACAGTATGACCACCACCCGCGCCCGTCTGGACCTGATGAATGACGGACTTCAAACCACGGCCGAACTTCAAGACATGATCATGGAGTCGGCCAACCGTTCCCGCGCGTCCTATCAGACCACGGCCGACGCCGTCGCGAAGATGGGAATTATGGCCGGCGACGCCTTTTCCAGCAACGAAGAGCTGATTGCCTTTTCCGAACTGATCAACAAGCAGTTCACGATCGCCGGCACATCGGCCGCCGGTATCGACGCGGCCATGTTACAGCTAACACAGGCCATGTCTTCCGGCGTCCTTCGCGGAGAGGAATTGAACAGCGTCTTCGAACAGGCCCCGACCATCATTCAGACGATCGCCGACTACCTGGGCGTTCCGATCGGGAAGATCCGTGAAATGGCCGCCGAAGGCCAGATCACTTCGACCATCGTGAAAAATGCCATGCTTGCGTCGGCGGACGAAATCAACGCGAAGTTCGCTTCTATGCCTATGACCTTTTCCCAGGTCTGGACAATCGCGAAGAATATCGCCCTGGAAGCCTTCTCCCCTGTCCTGACCTTGATCGGACAGGGCGCACAATGGATATATGACAACTGGTCCATGATCGCCCCGGTCTTCTGGGGCGTCGCGGCGGCCGCCCTGGGCTATGCGGTAGCCCTGGGAATACAGACCGTCGCAACATGGATTGCGACCGGAGCCGCCCAGGCGTTCTTCACGACCCTTCTGACGAACCCCCTGTTCTGGATCGCCCTGGCGATCGGCGTCGTGGTGGCCGCGATTTATAAGTGGGTCCAGTCTGTCGGAGGTCTGAAAGTCGCCTGGCTGATCTGCGTCAACGCTGTTCTGACGGCCTGGGACTGGGTAAAAATCGGCTTTATGACCGGCGTTTACTTCGTCATGGACCTGTGGAACCGGCTACAACTGGCCTTCTACACCGCCGGCGTGAATATTCAAAACTTCATGGGCGATATGAAGGCCGGCGTCCTGATGATCCTTCAAAACATGGTGAACGGGGCGATCGACATCATAAACGGCTTCATTAACCTTCTGAACAAAATCCCAGGCGTCAGCATTGATCTAATCGACCAAATGACCTTCGGGACCACGGCACAGCTTGAAAATGAAGCCAATAAGCAAGCCAGAGCGGCCGACCTGGCCGCGTACCAGGACCAGATCAATTCCCAGATCGCAGAGCGCGACGCCGCCCTGGACGCCATGAAGTCCGAAGCGAGAGCCGCCACAGCACAACGCGAAGCGGAGATCGCCGCCGCCAGAGCGGAAGCGGCCGCCGCCGGGGAAGGTAGCACCGAACCGGACTGGGCCGCATACGCCAACAGCGGGACGGGGGACATCGGGAACGTGGGCCATGTCGGTTCCGTCGGTTCCATTGACGAAGACGTCAATATCGCGGAAGAAGACTTGAAGTTCCTTCGGGACGTGGCCGAAATGCGCTATGTTCAGAACTTCGTAACGCTGACCCCGACCGTTGCCGTGGACGCGAAGATCAGCGAGAAGGTGGACGTGGACGAAGTGGTCAGCCGGATCGAAGACCGGCTGGAAACCGAGTTCGAAGCCGCCGCCGAGGGGGTATATGCGTAATGCGAAACTACGGAATGACACTGATCGCGGGAGGACGGGAAATCGACATTCCCGTCCTTCCCGAAAAGCTGAAAGTAACATCACCGGGAAACAACGACACCGCGACCGTCCTTGTCCTGGGCGACGTCCTGATCCTTCGGAAGAAGGGCCTTCGGACCGTCGCCTGGGACAGTTTTTTCCCGGTCAATGACGCGCCCTTCGTGACCGGCCGGATCACCGACCCCGTGGAGATTGTGAAGGCCATTCAGAAGGCGCGGGACAGCCTTGACCCGGTCCGCTTCCTGATCACGGGAACAGACCTGGACATCAACGTCAGAATGGGCGTGGAAACCTTCGACTATGAGGAACGCGCCGGCGAACTGGGGGACTTCTACTATTCGATCAAGCTGTCGGAGTGGAAGGACTATTCCCCGCGCCGGATCGTTCTTCCCCCGGAGCCAGCGAAACCGGCCCAGGCCAAAGAGCCGGAGCGGACCGGGGAACCGCCAAAACAGAAGACCTACACCGTGAAGGCCGGTGACTGTCTTTGGAATATCGCGAAGAAGTTCTACGGCAAGGGAAGCGACTACACGAAGATTTATAACGCCAACAAGGGGACAATCGGGTCAAACCCGAACCTGATTTACCCCGGACAGGTCTTCACAATCCCATGATCTCCATTCTGTACCAGAACAACGTGACCGGCGACGCCTTCGACGTTACGACGTTGTGCGCCGGCGCGAAGTGGTCGACGAAACGGTCAGGTTCCCCCGCTTCCCTGGAACTGACCATGATCGCCGACGCCGCTGTGGTATGGACCCACGGCGGGATCGTCGCCGTAAAGGACGACGACACCGGGATCTTCTATGGCTATGTGGTGAAAATCGGCCAGGACGAAACAGACCAGGTCACGATCACCGCATACGACCAGACCTGGTATTTGAAGAAGAACAAGGAAACCTATGTCTTCAACGGAAAGCGCGCCGATCAAGTCCTGACCCAGATCGCGGCCGACTTCGGCCTGAAATGCGGGTCCCTGGAAAATACCGGCTACGCGATCCCGTCCATGATTGAAGACGGCCAGACCCTTTTCGACATTGTACTGAAAGCCCTGGACCACACCCTGATCAACACGGGGAAAATGTTCGTTCTGTGGGACGACTTCGGGTCCCTTCGGATCACCGACGTCGAAAAGTCGAAGCTGGACCTTTATGTCGGCGACGCCAGTCTGGCGACGGGCTATTCCTATGAAACGGAAATCGACTCCGAAACCTACAACAAGATCAAACTGGTCCGGGACAACAAGGAAACCGGGAAACGGGACGTTTATATCTTCCAGGACTCTAACAACATGAAGTTCTGGGGCGTCCTGCAAAACTATGAGTCCGTGGACGAAGAAATGAACGAAGCCCAGATCAAGGAGCGGGGCGGACAAATGTTGGAACTTTACAACCGGCCGAAGAAGACCTTCGAAGTGAAGGCCCTTCTGGACCTGTCCGTCCGCGCCGGCCGCGCCCTGTATATCGGGATCGAAAAGGTGGGCGTCAGTTCCTTCTTCATCGTGGAAGAAGCCAGTTCCGATCTGCTAAAGGAGGAAATGACCCTGAAATTAAAGGTGGTGTAATATGGCACTTCTTGACACTATGAAAAAGGTCGCCCAGCAGTCGCAGAACGCGAATGTTCCGGCGGCCTTCCTTTTCGGGAACGTGACGGCCACGTCTCCGCTGACGATCCGAGTCGACAACCGCTTCGACATCACCGGCGACGCGATCGTCGTGATGAAGGAGTTCCGGGCCGGCTACTACCCGACCCACACCCACACGATCGACCCGCATAAACACACAGTCCCGCAACACGCCACAGAGCCGGCCGGGACCGGACCGCACACCCACAGCGTCAACCCCGTCGACACACAGACGACCGGACTGACCACAAACCCGGAGGTCTATTCCGGTCTGGCCGTGGGCGACAAGGTGGTCCTTTTTCGAAACCAGGGCGGACAGTCGTTCCTGGTACTGGGGAGGGTATGACCATGACTTTACTTCCAAACCAGGCCACGGTCACGATCGGCCAGGCCGTCGAAATCACGCCGGCGGCCGACCACCCGACCCGGACCTATAAAGCCGACTTCGACACCGGCCGCGTGGCCGGTTTTGTCGACGAAACCGAAGCCATGAAACAGGCGATCTTCAAAATCCTGCAAACGGAGCGTTTTTCCTTCCTGATCTACTCCTGGAACTACGGAACGGAACTGAACGCCGTTGTCGGGAAAAGTTATCCCGTGTTTGCAAGTGAAATCAAGCGCGTTATTCAGGAAGCCCTTCTGGCGGACAGCCGGATCACCGACGTCACCGACTTCCAGGTGGAGCAGATCGACAAGCGAACGGCGCGCGTTTACTTCGTGGCGGAAACGATCTTCGGGGAAATTCCCGTGGAAAGGACGGTGACAACCAATGTATGAGAACATGACCTTCGAAAACATCATGGACCGCTGTCTGTCCCGCGTGACGTCTTCGGTGGATAAGCGGGAAGGGTCTATCGTCTATGACGCGATCGCCCCGGCGGCCGCCGAACTGGCGATCCTGTATATTGAACTGGCCTATCTGATGGACAGGGCCTTCCCGGACACGCAAACCGGGGACGACCTGACGAAGAAGTGTCAGGAACGAAGCGTCTTCCGGACGCCGGCGACGTATGCGGTCAGAAAGGGCTACTTCGAGAAGGCCGGCGGTTCCGGCTGTGACATGGAGATCGGAACCCGCTTTTCTGGCGGCGACATTAACTTCGTGGTCACGGAGCGGATCGCCGCTGGACAGTACAGCCTGACGGCGGAAACGGCCGGAACTGTGGGGAATGAGTACATCGGGACCCTGTTCCCGATCGACTACGTTCCGGAACTGGCGGCGGCGCGCCTGGCGGACATTTTGGTCCCCGGCGAAGACGAAGAAAGCGACGACGCCCTTCGCGCCCGCTACTTCGAGTCTTTGAAGTCCCAGGCGTTCGGCGGGAATATCGCCGACTATAAGAACAAGGTCGAACTTCTTCCGGGCGTGGGAGCCGTGAAGGTCTTCCCGGTCTGGAACGGGGGCGGAACCGTGAAGATCGTCCTGGTGGACAGCGAATGGACCGTCCCTTCTTCCGAACTGGTGGAACAGGTCCAGGAAGCGATCGACCCCGTGGGGAACCAGGGGGAAGGCGTGGGCCTGGCCCCGATCGGCCACGTCGTCACAGTGGCCGGCGTCACCGGAACCACGATCAACGTGTCGTTCACACTGACCTTCACCGGGTTCGCCAACTGGGAGAACACCCAGGAAGCCGTGAAGGCGGCGATCCAGTCCTACTTCGACGACCTGACCGGGACCTGGGCGGACAGTGAAAATCTGATCGTCCGCGTCAGCCAGATCGAAACGAAGGTCCTGAACGTGGACGGCGTGATCGACATCACCGGGACCAAGATCAACGAAGGGGCCGCGAATATTTCCCTGGACGCTGACGCGATCCCGGTACTGGGGGCGGTGACAAATGCAGATTAAAGAATACTGGCCCCGGTTCCTTCAAGACCTGATTGAGTTTGACCAGATCGCCGGCGCAGAACAGCCAGAGTTCACAAAGGCCGTCCAGGACGTCCAGGGCGCGCCAGACGACTTCTTCCTGTCCACCCTGTCGGAATATGGCTGTCAGCGGTGGGAAGCCATTCTGGGGCTTCTGGTGGCCCCTGGCGACACCGTGGAAGCGCGGAGGGAAAGAATACTGATTGCATACCTGGACCAGCTTCCCTACACATACAGGACCCTATTGAAGTACCTGGCAACGGTCAGCAACGACTTCAAGGTGGTCCTGAACAATGACGCCTATGAACTGTTTATCCGGATCAGGCTGTCCGGCTACACACAGCGGGACGCCCTGGCGGCTGTCCTGGGGCAGATGATCCCCGCGAACCTGGTCCTGTTGCTACAAACAGCGATCCCCCAGACCGTCCTTCGCCCGGCTTCGGTGGTGGGGGCCGCTATGGTCAACATGGTCAGGCACGAACACCAACCAGAAGGAGGAAACCAAAATGGCACGATTTAAGTCCACGATCACCGACAGGGGCGCGGAAGTCCTGACCGCCTTCCTGGCGGCCGGGAAACAGCTTGTCCTGGTCAGCGCGGCCGCCGGCGACGGCGTCGCAGAGGTCAGCCCGAACACCCTGACCGCCCTTGTCAACCCGATCAGCGTGAACACGCAGATCGGCGAAAAGACCTTCGTCGAAAGTAACCCGTCCTATATGCGTATTCCCGTACAGGTGACGAACGCCGGCCTGGAAACCGCCCAATACGTCCGGGAAGTCGCGACCTATGCCCTGGACGAAAACGACGCGCCCTTCATGTTTAGCTATTCCTGGCTGGACGGCGGGGACAGTGACAACGTCCTTCCCCCCGACTCTTTCCTGGGCCGGGAAGGCATGGACGGCGAAGGCGACACCGTACACATTCACGACGTCGCTGTGGTCGTTACCAACCAGGAGAACAGCGGGATCAGCGTCGAAGTGGGAACCGGGTCCTTCGTGACCACGGCGCAAATGACCGCATACGCGGCCCCCATTCTTCACGGCCACAACGCTTCGGAGGTTCAGGAAAGCACCGGGGAAACGGTGGAGTCCGTACAGCGACGCCAGGACTTCGACATTTCCGCGATCCAGGAACAGCTTGACACCGGCTTCACAGGAACCGCCGTGACCCACACCTTCGCCCCGGCGCAGCTTGACCAGTGGAAAGGCTACGACGGCGACGGGCTTCCGGAAGGTATTCTGGACACCGTCGAAAACAGGCTTTATTTATGACCCGCTTCGCCTGTACGCCGGCGGAAACGTCCTGCCTGTTATCCAACCTGTTCACCGAACTTCGGCCTGTATGCGGCCGCTGTGAGGACGACGCCGTCGTTCTGCGCGGCCTGACCTATGAAGGAGAGGAACGGACGGTCGTCCTTCGGGACTATGGCTTCGACTATTCCGGCCGGCGGGAAACCGTGGAACAGATCAGAAAGCGAAGGTGTATCTATGGGAACACGAAGAAACCACCAAAGGAAGGTGAACGGGGCTGAAAGTCCCCTTCATGTCCTTCCCGTTGCGGCGAACCTGATCGACTATACCCTGGACCTGACCGACAACACGAAGCACTTCCCGAAGAAGGTCCGCTTCACCATTGTCAACCGTATTCAGGACCGCGTTCTGTCGATCCGGGATAACCTTGTGGACGCGAATGAAATCTTTCCGATCCTGACGGAGCGGGACCGGGCCGACCGGCTGGTCTTCCAGCGGAACGCCCTGACAGATTGCAAGAAACTTCTGTTTCTGATCGAACTGTCAAAGAAGCGCGGCTACATTGACCAGGGGACCTTCGAACACTGGACGAAGCTGACCCTGGACGTTAAGTTCATGGCCGCCGCCTGGCATAAGGCCGAACAGACCGCCGCCGAAGCCCAGAAGGCCGAAGCGACGGTCGCGGAGCCGGAAGCCCAGGCGGACGGTTAATGATATTCAGGGTATGATCTGTACCCCGAACGCCGGCAACGCGAACAACGTGCGGAACGTCAATTCCGACGGCAGTCTGAACTGGAACAATGCGTACAATGGCAACAACGGCGTTCGCCCGGATTTGGTGGAAAGCGCGACCGAGTAAGGTGACGAACCTGAAAGCAGAGAACCCCAACAAAGGAGATCATATCCTTCCCGACGCCGGAAAGACCAGGGTAAACACATGATTGTCGACGCGAGGGCTTCGGCTTTACGACGCCCGGACTATAAGCGGCAAGGAGGATTTTTTGAAGACAGAAGCACAGATCCCGCCTTCTGACTTCGCGGTCATGGCTGACTTCAACAACCTTTATTCGGCCTACCTGGAAGCGCGCAAGGGCAAGCGGTGGAAGTATGCCGTGGTCCGCTATGAAGCGAATGTTCTTGAAAACATCATGTTTCTTCACTTCATGCTGACCAGTCGGAAATACAGGCCGTCGCCCTACAACTATTTCCTGGTACATGAGCCGAAGGAACGACTGATCATGTATAACGGCTTCAAGGACAAGATCGTTCAGCATAGCCTGTGCGACAACGTCCTGGAACCGATACTGTCGAAAACATTCATCTATGACAACTACGCCAGTCAGAAGGGCAAGGGAACACACTTCGGCCTGGATCGTCTGAAATCGTTCATGCAACGGTATTACAGGCAGTTCGGGGCGGACGGTTGGGTCTTGAAGTGTGATATTAGCAAATACTTTTACAGAATCAATCATGGCGTTTTGAAGTCACAGCTTCGACGGGTCATTCACGATCCCGACGTCCTGTGGCTTCTTGATTTGATCATTGATTCCACCGAAGGTCCTGGAATACCGATCGGAAACCACACTTCACAATGGTTCGCGGTCCTGTACCTGTCCGGTATGGACCACATGATCAAGGAACGCCTGGGAATCAAGTTCTACGGCCGCTATATGGACGACTTTTACCTGATCCACCCGGACAAGGAATATTTGCTTTACTGTCTGGAAGAAATCAGGAAGTTCCTTGTCCCGCTTGGGCTGGAATTGAACCACAAGACGGCCGTGTTTCCACTATCCCAGGGGATCGACTTTCTGGGATTCCGGACGTACATGACGGAAAGCGGAAAAGTCGTCCGCAAACTACGCCGTGAAAGCAAAAACCGAATCAGGCGGAAATTGAAGAAGTTCCGTCGCCTTCTGGACGAAGGGCGGATCACCTTCGACACTGTGGTCCAGTCTTATTCTTCCTGGATCGGTCACGCTGAACACGGCAACAGCTACCACCTGATCAGGAACACGGACGAACTGTTCTACGACCTGTTCAGAAAAGAAATGGGGGAATACCATGTCAAAAAAACTGTCGACACTTCCCGTCGGCGCGATCGTGAAGTCGGTCAACACGAAGTATAACGGCGCTGTGATCCGCTTCGTCGTCGGACGCCAGTCTTCGGACCGCGTGGGCCTGGTGACGGAACGAATCATTTCCCTGAAATGCTTCGACGCGAAGGAGTCTGGCAACAGCAACAGCGACCGCCGGAATTACGGCAACAACCGCGCGGCCGTTGCAAACCTTCTTCAATGGCTGAATAGCGCCGCCGGCGCCGGCCAGTGGTACAGCGCACAGCACAGCGCAGACGCCCCGCCCAATAACGCGAACGTCTGGTCAAATTACAACGAGTACGAAGCGGAAGCCGGCTTCCTGAATGGCTTCGAACAGGACTTCCGTGACGCCCTTTTGAACGACACGATCACCGTCGCGAAGTCCAGCACTGACGGCGGCGGTTCGGAGCAGATCACGCGGAAGGTCCGCCTGTTGACCCGGACAGAGGTCTTCGGCGACACAGAGAACGGCACCGCCGAGGGGACCAAGTGGCCCATCTTCACCGACAACAACAGCCGCCTTGCATACCCGACCGCCGAAGCGGTCAGCAAGTCGGAATACAAGACTTCCAGTCTGTCGTCTTCACAGCCCTGGTGGTGGTGGCTTCTCACCCCGTACGCCGGCTACGCGTCGGTTCCGACGGCGGTCGGTACTGGAGCAATGCGTACCGTGGCTACGGCGGCGTTCGCCCGGCTTTGTTTTTGGCCCCTGACACCCTGGTATCCGATACAACGGACACCGACGGGGCTTATATCATTCAGTGGAATCAGCCGCCCACGACCCCGTCGTCCATTTCCCACGGGACCCCGCGCGCCGGCCAGTCCTTGACGATCACGACCGGCGGGTCCACCGACCCCGAAGGCGACGCGATCAGTTATGTCTGGGAACGCCGGGTCGATTCCGGGGCCTACACCCAGATCGGAATCACGTCCGCGAAGTCCATTGTCGACACGGTCCCGTCGAGCGGGACGAACTACCAGGTCCGCGTGAAGGCGGTCGACGCCAACGGCGCGGAATCCGCATACCGGACCGGGAACGCGACGCCCATTTCCTACAACACGGACCCAGTGATCAGCGGAAGCGACCAGGACGTCGGAGCGAAGACGGACCCCTTCACCTACGAATACACCGTCACCGACGGCGAAGCGGCTTCGCAGACCTTGACCGTCACCGAATCCGTGACCAACGGAACCGAAACGATCACCCTTCGGACCTACACGGCCACGAGCGGGACCCAGAACACGGCGGACCTGTCCGACGTATGGCTTCGGCTTCTGACCGGGTGTTCGTGAAGGTGTGGACGAACTTCCC